GTCCTTTCATTAATAGACTCGTCTGCTCCAAAGGCAGGGCCTGTAAGAAGTAAGGAAAGCAAAGAAGCTAAAAATATTAGTCTTTTCATAATATTACTCCCATAGCATTTTATCACCAGAACTATCCCATAGGATAGTATCATCAGTGTCATCCCACCTAACATAATCATCAGAATCAAACGAGCTTGATGTTCCCATTGTCATACTAAGATCCATATCAAGACCTGTCCCTATATAAGCAGAAGCAGTCCATATACCAAACAGCAAAATTGAAATGAATATAAAAACTATAGTTACTCGTTTCATTAAATGTCCCTCCCTCTACGCACTTGGACAGTTCCACTATCTAAAACTTTTAAATCAAAAGCATCTAATTGACCACTATTTCCAGGAAAAGGAATAATCATATCAATGCCTGCTTTGCCTTTTACTTTAAACAATATAGTTGAAGGAGAATCCCATATTTCAAGATCATCACTGTCCGTTTGTATGTCTGTCCATATTATCCATACAATATCAACGTTTTCTGCTGTAATAGAACCAATTGTATCTAAAATCCATGTTTTCCCGTCAACGTCATTTGCACCATAAGCTACAGAATTAATGAAAACAATAAACAGAATTGTAACGAATATTTTTTTTAGCACTTTACCACCTCCTCTATTTGGTATCTTTCTTAGATTCTTTTGACTTCTTGGGTTCTCCTTCTGCTTTTTCCTGAATTGTTTCGGTATCAACTCCCATTTCATAAACTAGTTTGGGATACTTGCTATCTTCAGTGGCCTTTTCCAACCGAGCCCTACCATAACCACTGACACCTATTCTTTTAGCAACAGTTGAATTAGGAATGCCCAAAGTCTCAGAAATGGGACCATGTTTTACTCCTAAGAAAGCTCTAGCTCTTTCCTCAAAACTAATGGTTTCAGAAACAGGAAATTCAATTTCTATAAGTTCTTCAGGTCTTCTCTTCACCTTTTTAAACAAGGGCTCCTGCTTATCATCAAAACCTATTGCCTCTTTTACACTAAACTGAGACTTAAACTTTCCTATAACTGATTTTAGAAAGAACACAGCAGCCCAAAAATCATATTTCAAAAACCGTTCAAAATAAGCAACTTCATCAGATGTCCTATCCGACATGGGACCTCTTGATGATTTAACAGATGAGAACGTTCCTTTAGATGAGCCTGTCATTACATCTTCAGGTTCATTCAATCCAGCCCCTACCAATTCCTTGATATCAGTATCTTCGTCCCTTATAGAGGTAAGGTTTGGATTCACACATTCCACTTCCATACCAGGAGGAAGCACTAAAGATGATCCAGGGGTCTTTACAGTAGTTATGCCAGTCTTTCTTCTATCTTCATCAGAAAGAGCAATCCATTGCTTAAAGTCCCTGGGATTAGTTATCTTGAATATCCAAAGGTAAGCTCCAGATGATTTCTTATGATCAATTTCATATTTCTTTAGATTTTCGTAGTGGTTGAGCCACACAAGAATGGTTCTCATATAGGAAGTAGCTCTTCTTGTTATAAGCCCTGCATCCCAAGACAGTATAAAAGTAGTATAACCACCAACCTTCTTATAGATGCCTTTCCTACTCTTTACAGCCTTTTGGAGTTTAGTATCAAAATCTTTATGTTTTTTTCCTATAGATCCATCAACCGACTTTCTAAGATCAGGAAACTTGGCAATATAGATAGAGGGAACTTGCATTGCCAGCTCTCCTCCAATGCTTATATTATAGAACAAAGGCATTGTAGTCTTGGTAGGATGAAATATAATACCCGAATCATCATCCCCTCCTTTACTAATAGCAGAAGGATCTGTAAAATCAATTTCTACAAATCCATCTTCATGTAAAGCAAGGGATTGAAATAGTTCTCCTTCTATATATCTTCTTGCTACATACTTAGGCCAAAAGGTATAGAGTCTATTTCTCCAATCTAATTCGGTATTTTCTATTTCTTGTTGGATTTCGTGATTTGAGGAAGTAGACCTAAAACCAAAGCCTGTAAGACGTCCCATAAGGCCTCTTATGGCTGTATTCACATAAGGACTCATATGAAACTTTGTCCAACAAGCTGTTTGGATTGCATCTCTATCTGTTGCTGAATCTTCTTTTCCGGTAAGAATAGAATCTATAAAACCATCAGAATCCCTTTTCCTACCTGTGGTGTCAGAAGAATCATATTGCCAGGGCATCGAAAACTTTAATTCTGCCATTTCTTCATCTGGCATATCTAGAAGCTCTTTTTCTAGATTATCATTTCTCTTGAATTCGTTCTCCATTATTCCTTTCCTTGCAACTGAAAAATAGGGAACTACACCCTAAAATATCATCTCTTTATTATAAAGAGAATTAAAAGTCAAGTATATTTTGCTACTAACGATTCATTCTTATAGAAATCTCCAAAATTGGAAAAAGACTTTCTTATTCTAAAATCATCTACAGTCATGAATCTTCCACCATAGAGCATCCATCCGGTAGAGTAAACACTATCATCCTGAACACCGTACTTCTCATATTTTTCAGGACTACCAAACCACCTCTTATCAGGATCATGATCAAATACTTCTGCTTCTTCTCTGATAAGATCCTTCTTAACGCCTGTAATACCTATAGGAGGACACTTGATCCTTCCTTCATCATATACAGTGAACAATTCCTTAAAAGCTTCCCTTTGAAGATTGTAAGTAGGATAAACTGCTTGATACTCAATAGATCTATCTTCACACCACTCTGATATATCCCAGGCACCATATCTTTCAGCGCACAGAATATCAATTCCATCATATTCAGTACAACAGGCATCTATTTCTATTTTGATCTGATCTGTCTTGTGTCTTTCATTATTAAAAACGTAAAGCATAAAATAAATGTACTTTGGAGCAGTATCACCAATTGCCACCATATATGGTCTTGACTTACTTCCCGGAAGACCTTTAGCTGCAACTGTCAATATAGTTCGTGCTTGTCCCCTCTTTGCCATAGGATCAGCCATATCAAGGCCTGCTATAATACCCCAATCAGTATCAAGTATTTCCCCCAACTTTTCCAGATCTTCCATAGTTGCCATTTGGTTACTACCATATCGATTTATAAGCTTATAGTAGTTTTCAACGGGCATAAGCCTATCTGTAATTTGGTCTATTTTTATTTGTTGCTCTCCAAGATTATCTACTTTAAATCCTTTGCTTGATATTTCCACCATTAGATCTCTGATTTCCAGACGTTTAGTAAGGGACTTGACCAAAGGCTTATGATCTAAAAAGGTATTGTCTATTCCGATATGGTATGTTTCTTCTATCATTTCGTCTGTAAGAACCCTGATCCTACCAGCACTCCACGAATTCATAAAATACCGTTCAAATTCACCAAATGGAAACTTGACCTTATAATCGTTCAATTGGTCTGCATCCATATTAGGGTTCCAGTAATCATCAGGATTTGCTGTCTTGCTACTCCTATAAGAAAAATAAACCGTTTTCAGCTTACCTTGAATAAAGCCTTTGTATAAATCATACAACACATGTGTCTTTTCTGACACAGTAGAATCTATAACACCCAAGGCATTTGGAATGTTACGGATGGAACCATCAAGCTGAACAAAGAAACGTGGATTTTTCATATCGAATATTTCAGAAAAGGTATATCCGGTAATGTTAGACACAATACCCGAAAAACTTGAAATAGACCGTATCAAAGACCGTACATGACCTTTATTATCTTTTAGGCGTACTTCCTTTTCCTGAAGGTTTTTCTTGCCACCTATAAGCCTTAGAAGGTCGGGAGAGTTGTATATAATATCCCTGATGATGTCAAAATGGACAAACTTAACCTGATCCCTTGAATTAGCACCTAACATGATCTGTTGCCTGGGCCAACAAAAGAACTTCCATAATTGGATGAGACATGCCAATAATGATTTACCCTCTCCTCGCATCCAGCAAAAGACAATCAGACGATAGATGAATTCGCCGTCTTTCATTTGAAGAGCTTCTCTTAGAACTTCCTTCTGTCCGTTCCATATCTTACTATAGGCTTTGCCTGTCTTAGGATTAACTCCTTTTGGAAGATCCCCTAACCTAACCCACTTGGAAACCACTTCACCTGGAGGATGTATAGGAATATAACAGAAGTCTTCCATCCATTGAATAGCTCCCTCTGCTCCATTTCTATATTCATTTAGAGTTGTCATTCCTTAGATTCCTTTCATTCTC